TCTCTGCGGTACTTTACACGTATCTCTGCGGACTTTGCACTCTCAGGATGCTCGACTAATTCTTCAATGTCAAGCCTCAAAATTAAGTTCTTTACCAACTGCCGTGCCATGCGACGACTGAGGCGGGGCTTTGATTCTTTCATAGCTCTATTTTTATGATGTGTTTCATATCCTTTGAAAAGTTTAGCGTAAATGAAGGCCATCCATATTCTTCAGCAATAAGTATTTTGAAAGCATCAATTTGCTTGTGTGTCAGTTCAATTAATTTATCCGATTCCATATCGTGTCGAACCCAATTTTTAAGATTGTGATATTCTTGTTGTGTTAAAACGGGCATGATTCTTTGCTTTCAATGAATAAATCAGGATTAGCTATTGTTCTTTTTTGTGCATCCTCCAATGGATTAGCACGAAGGCTCAACATATTGCTCTCATAATAACGCATTGTTGCCGGATCAAATTGTAGCTTCACCTCACCAGGCGTCCCACACTGACGTTGTTTCTTTATCTTATGACTGTAAAATATTACATCTCTATTCTCAGGAGCAGACCGATGATAAGGTCTGAAGGTGCAAATAACGTTATCGCATTTATTAGCCCACATTGCACCCCCCGCAAGATCATACACATCCGGAACCTCAAAGTCGCCATTGTTGTTTCGCTTCACCGTGCCTTTCGGGTGTGCCACAATGAACATGAATATTTGATGCCGCTGCGCAAATCGTTTCTGCTGGCTCAGAAAAGCACTCAGGTACAAATCCTCTCTGCCTCCCGTTTTCCGGATATCATTGTCGAGCTGGTTGTAGGGGTCGATAATGCACCCGTCAACTTTATGCTTCAATATGATAGCCTCAAAGCGTTGGTTTATGTATTCAGGCGTGGGGCTGTCATCCTCCGGATACACAAAAAAGAAATGCTCCTTTATGAAGTCCATGCCTTTGATATACTCGGCCTCGGTCATCTGATTGCTGTAATAGGGCAGGGTACTTTTACCGACGTACATGTGAATCAGGTCATCATAAAAGTCTGCAGGCGGATCCTGCTCCGGGGAAAAAAATGCCCACTTATACCCATCTTTTACAGACTTAATCAGGCATAGTTGCATCATCATTGTTGACTTGCCCTGGTTCATTATGCCATGCATGAGCGTAAGTTCACCACGTTTGAATCTGAACCTCTCATCAATGGTTTCAAAGTGCGTTGTCTCCCCCCGGCTCCGCCCATTGTGAAAAGTTGCAAGCATGCTGTCACGTACCGAATCCAGGTATATCACATCCTTCATCGGCAGGTCAATAGCCAGGTCGGTTATCTTTACGATTTTCTGTGTGACCGTTTCAATAGCCTCACCCTTGCCATTAAAGGTACACGTGCCGAACTGGTGAGAGTAATTGTTATAAACGCTGGATGCAATCTTATCAAAGTCATTCAAGTCAACAGGGGAGGCTGCATTATGATACTTGAATGAGACAAGCGACACAGCCTCGTTTAACGGGATACCAAATACGTTCGTTGCCCCGAACATTGCCACGAGATAATTATGCTTGTTACCGTCAACATACGCTTTCCCGTCCTCAGCAAACCTATCTTCAATCCGGGCAAGTATCTCACGTCCGTCAGTTAACGGAACAGTGGTCCGGATAACTTTCTTTACAATCGTCTCTTCTTTGATTGTGGTGAATATTTTGCTATCCGGATTGTAATAGATGTTCGGGTCATAACTGGAAAAACAAACACGGGATACGTCCCTGAACTCGTCAAGTTTTTCGTCGTTATAATAGTCGGTCAGGGCGGCGGCACTCTTCCCGTGCGTGGCCCCGCTGTCCGGAATCTTCACCACAAGTTTCAGCCCGTCACCGGAAGGAGAGAGAAACAACATGAACGTGTATGAATCGGCCTCAAGTCGCTTGCGTAATTCCGGAAGCCTGTCACCCAGGTGGTCAAAGTCTATTGCGATCAATCCGGAATGTTTAATAAGTCCGGCATCCTCACGTTTTGAAAACTCACCTGAGAAACATATTGCGGGAAGTTTTCTCTTTATCTCCTTCCGCTTCTCAGGGTCGGGCTGCATGCGTAATAGATCAGTTAAAGTCCGATCCCTTCCGTTGCGTATGCGTTCCACAACAACGCTTACGGGGACATGAAACGGCCTTTTAACATCCGTTATCTTCTCGAATATTGTTACCGTTTGCATACCCTGTTATAAGCATCGTAGTTAAACACATCGTAAGTCTCATCCCAAATAGGAGATCCCTTGAATACAATCCGGACCCGCTTGTGCTGTCTGTAATCCGGATATGATGTATGAGTGTAGGTCTGCAGTTCTCCAATATTAAACTGCCCCAGGAACGTGCTGAAATTATGGTGCGGCGTAGGCCGTCCGTCTTTAAGGTGCCCCTTGTCGGTTAGCTGTCCTTCCTCAAAAACATATCCGGACATTTGCGGAGCAACAATAACCATGATCCGCCCGTAGGTATTCCATACAAGTTTTGAATAGTCTGCTGCTTGCTGCAGCCACTTGGCAATATCAGCCCCGGTCTTTGAATCAAACTTTTTCACCTCAATACCAATCCCGTACCCGTAGGCCACGTCGCTTTTATGAACAGCAACGAGATCAATCCGGCGGGACCGACAGGACGACCATACCTCAGACTCCACGTGGAAGCAGAGAGAGAGCTTATTAAAAATAAGTTCCTGCAGGACCTTCTCTGTTTGTACCAGTTCACTCATACGGGCTGCACGTAGTTTGGATTTATATATGAAGGCGTTTTGGGCGGTACGTAAGCCCTTGCCTGAGATGTAGACGGCTTTGTAATTATCTCATTAGTCCATGACTTATTATTGAGATAGGTTGCCGGATTTTTGCGGAACTTCTTATCAGGAGTTGATTGAATATAAACAGGAACTGCAGTTATACAGGCTTCTCTTTCAGCATTGGTTAGTCCCTTCCATTTTCTCTCACACTTCACCCTGTCCACTTTTTTACCATAAGCCTCCCAAAAAACATCAAAAGATATATTTATTTCTTCTCTTCTCTTCTCTTCTCTTCTAGCATTGCCATTGCATTGCATTTGCATTGCATTTGCATTCCATCTTTTATTCGCCGCATCTGCCCGTTTTTTGCCGATCTCAATAAACTCCGAAAGTTGCTCATCCAAAAATTCAATGATGATTTGCTCCTCTTCAATGATGATTACTTCATTGTTAATTAGCTCCTGCATTAGACTTGCATCACCGTTGCAATGCTTATGCAATGCAAATGCATAAGGCAACTCTCCCTGTCTCGTCCAATAGGCAGAACATAGGTCGGTAAACAGCCCCTTGCTTTGTCTGCTACATAGCTGTATCTTCCCGTTCTCCCAGGCGGAGGGATGAAATTTGAAAAATGGGAGTTCTTTTGCCATGCCCTTACTTTAAAAGATCATTAAGATAATCCCGAAGCTCAACAATATTTTCCACGTCGAGAATGATGTCTGCATCCCTGTCATATTCTTCATCTTCAATTATGACGTTAAGAGCATAGATTTCTGTGCCGTCCCACATTGGCATTAATCTCAGGTTGAATCCCCTTTCGGGAGTGATAACTTTATTCATAGCTTACAAGATGAAAGCCCTCACAAACAGCAAGCCCCCAGGTGCGTAGGAGTTGAGTTTCTCCAGCCTGAGGGGTGCGTGCCTGTGAGGGCTATTCGTTAAAACTGATTTTAAAGTCATACTCTATTTAATTTCGCTGTGACAAATATACAACTTTATTTCACTTATTCAAAGTCTGGACAAAAATTTCTGTCTGCTGTTCCGGATCAGGAATCCGATAGTTCAGGAACTCCAGGGCATACTCTTTGATTGCATCCACAAACAACATCATTTCAGTTGTTGTCATGTCACGCTTCAGACCTGGAATGGTCAGAATCTCTGCCGTGTGCTTATTTATTATGTCCTTTGATGCGAACATGGATTTCAGATAATTATCAAGTTCCTCAATATTGGCGAACTCCCATCCTGCGTCAATAGCTGCGCGGTGAAAGTGCGGAAGGACACACGAATAATAATACCCTAACTGAGGCTGACTTTTCATCCGACGTTTTTTGCGTATTACAATTTCATACCTGCCACGAGGGAGTCGGGCAAGTTCTTCGCGGAACAGCTTGTCGTTAACTATTCGGAACTTGTCCTTCTCCTTTATGGCAATGGATTTAATCATTAGAATGGCAAGTCATCTTTTTCGTCACCGACAGTCATATCTGATTGAGGTGCTTGTTCAGTAAACTCACCCCAGACACGAAGGTTACCAATAATTGGCTGGCTCTTTCTCTCTTCATCGCTCATTAACTCAAGTACCTCTTTCGGAAGTGATTGCTTAACGAGATGCGTGTCTTTGATCTTCTCATTCTTTGTTTTGCTTTCAAAGGCTATAAGGTCAAGATAAACGCCCTGTTCACCCCTGAATAAGTGATTGGCCTCAATAGGGATTACAATACAATCAATCGGGCCGTTTGCACCGTTCATTTTCCTGATTGCAGCCTTCAGTTGCATCAGGTTTAATTTGCCTGAAATGTTACTCATTTTGTTCGTTATTAGGTTCTTCTTCTAAGTCCTCCAACTTATCTTTTTTCTCAATAGTCGGAAGTGTATCATACATGATTTTATCTGCCCGGTTCATGTCTTTGCCAAACAGTTTACCAATCTTCTCTGCTGCGTCTTTCACGGCATAACTTTCAGCAGCGGGGGCAGCTTTCATTACTGCGTCATTCTTCGTGTGATTCCAGTCCATTGCTCCGGCTCCCTTATCGGTCTGAATCGGTGAAGCCCCGATGCCGTCCTGCCAAAGCATTTCATTTGAGAGAACATCCTGATAGTAAAGCCGGATAGTTACCACGACAGAATTAGCGATAACCTGCACCTGCCTGATCTCGACGTTCCACTTTTTGAATATACGGGTCAGCATATATTCAACTCTCTCAATGGGAAGGTACTTTATACCCTTTGCCATTGGATGTTCCTTCAACCAGGGCTTCGGCGGTTCCTGATTCAGAAGTATATTTACTTCGTTCTGTTGGTTCTTTAGGTCAAGATCACCTGCAACCAACTGGTCATAACTTGGCAGATTTCTCACTGCCGGTGTTGTTTCACTCATAGTTTCAGATTTTATGATTATAGAATACAATCTCTTTCACTGCCCACTTCGGCAGGTTCAGTTCAATGTTGCCGGACTTCCACTCACAGAATACCTGATATCCCGGCCAACGGTTCTGCTCGACACACATCTTGTAGAGCTTCAGAAGCTGCTCATACTCATACCGGCCCTGACCAATGAACTGAGGTGATGCTTCAAAGATATTAAAAGCATACGGTTTACGCTTTTCCTGTGCAATAAAAAAGAATGACCACCCACGGCTATCGCCCGTTATCATCTCCATCAGGTCAGAATAAAGAGCAGCCTGAATATGATAATCGTTGTCAGCGGCGGCCCGGGTGAACCCGTCCTCTGAAGCGTCAAACGTTGTCTTCAAATCAATGATGAAGTGCTTGTTTGCCTTTACATAGTCTGGGCGAGCTTTCAGATTTATGTCGCCCTCGCTGGTCTGAAGTGTGCCGGTGATTGAATATTCAGCCTCGCCACCCGAAAGAAGCGCACGACAATAGTAATGCGACATGAGTTTATCCTTCATGTCTTTGATCTTTTGAAAGTCTGACTTCTCTATTGTCTTACGATCTCCGATCAGTCGCATCTCGCTCTCTGCCCACTCTTTGTATTGCTTCGTAGAACGGGGGGATTTAAAACCTTCACCAATCAGCACTTGGTATATTGCGTCATCATCAAATACATAATAATTCTGCTCAAACTTCTCAGGCTCTAAGATGAACGTATGATAGGCTGAACCAAATGCCATCGCATCGGTTTCCACATCCAGTGGTTCATCTTTGTACTGACGATAATGCGCCGGTGACTTTTTCAGATTCTTCAATCCGGAGTATGAGATAAATTCTTCAAGTGAATAATAATCTCTATCAACTTTTACGGGCGTGAACCCTTTGATATATTCGCTTTCCATTACTTTGGTTCTACACTATCAATAAGGATCAATTCACCGCAGGAGTAAGTTCCGGTTCCCTCAAAGGTGAATCCCTCCACCTCGCAGGTCATTATCCGGTACTCTTCCCGTTCGTCTTTATCTTCGTCGATCATGTCGCCCCGTTCCCACTGGTAGGAGGACCAGTTCTTTTCAATCTCAGCGGCAAGTTCCTTGGGGTCTGTATCGCTGAAGTGTCCTTTGCTTTCAAGGTACTTGTCGTAACTTCCGATTGTCATGCTATTTGGTAGGTTCATGATGTTCAGTTTTTGTTTTCAAATGATTTGTTTATTTCTACTGCCTTGATGCGTTTGATAGCACCTGCAACATAATGCTCAAGTTTCAGGTCAATGATATCTTTTCGGTAGATTTCGACAACGGAGTTAAATTCCTGCTCAGTGTCACACTCCATTAACTCGTGGATCACCTCACGTGTGCGGTCAGCACGTTCAAGTTTTTTCTGATTGATAAAGTTCATGTTATAGATATTTAAAGATTATACTCCGCTTGTCTGACCTCTGATGGCCGTAACACTTAACTGAAGGCTTGTTACACCCGTCGGCACCGTTAAAAATACAACCGACACAACCGTTAGTCGCATCAACTGTCCGGTATCTTTTGCCGTCAATGATCTCAGTTCCTTCCATTGCTCCGGTTTCTTCATCAATCTTCGGCCAATAC